GTAATAAGATGTCAAAGCGAACAGTGTGTTACTTGTATATAACAAACAAAGAGGTTACGTGTAAGCAATGCCTCAAGAAAGTTGAAAGGATGCACAATGACTCAACGTGATCGATATATACGGTATCTTGAAGCACATGGATGGAAGAGGGATTACACAGCACCACGAAGCGGTAAGTACATTAAGTATAGCCATCATGCACGAGTTGGATGGTATTATCTAGGAAGAAATGGTGCTGTACGGTTTAGCTGGACTAACAAGCTGTCAGGGAGTTTTGATAGGGCGATGTTGACAAGCTGTGGGCGTAATAAGTGGGAAAAAGCGAACGGATACACAATTGACTGAAAGGGCGAGCAATGACACTCTCAGAGAGATACACGATGTATCTTGAGTCTCAAGGGTGGAAAAGGGATTACACAGCACCATATAGTAGTAAGTACATCAAGTACAGCCACCACAGACAAGCTGGGTGGTATTTTATTGGGAAGAAAGGTGGTGTGCGGTTTAGCTATCTCAACAAACTCAAAGATAGCACAAACTATACACAGAGAGTAAAAGACGCTACTGAGGATTGGGAACGAGCAAATGGACTCACACGTTGAGTATAAAAAATCCCTTGCACAAGCACAATTCAACCTCTCTATGAGGTTGCCTATTGAGGATAAGTCTGTTGCTGCTAGGTTGGATAGAGCTGTTGAGATTATGCGTAACTTAGGTAGCGGGTATGATATTAAACCCGTTACTCACCCTATGGGGTTTCCTATTCATTGGGATGTATACAAAGAAAGTACTAGCTTGTTAGAGGATAACTCTGTACACTATAGAGTTGATGGCAATGGTTGCTCTTGCCCAGACGCTTCAGGCAAAGCAAGAGCAGGGTTGTGTAAGCATAGGTTAGCTGTGATGCTCATTGAAGAAATGTGTACAGAGTAGTTAGCTAATTTAACCAAAACGGGGAATGAAACAATGGCAAAGCATGAAGATGGCGAGAACGGTGTTGTGAATTATGGTGGATTTGAGGGGATGGTCTTGCAAGAGGGAGAGAATGGACACAGTGAAGCATGGGTAGGTATGGACCTTGGTTGTGTGGTGGGGGTTGATGGTATTGAGGTGATTATTGAGAAGATTAAAGAACGTATTGAAGCGGGGGGGGAAAGGAATTTTGGAGCGCAGCTCAAGAAACATGTAAATCGGGTCTATCTCCACAGGGCCCACTTACAAGATGCTGTGGTGCAGCTGGTCACGTTGTACAGTAAGATCACTGCGCCTAAAGCACAGAGGAGTGTAGCTTGGAGGGCACGGTTCTCTATGCTTGATGGGATGAGCGCTAAGGTGCTTAAGCTGTATGCAATGGATTATATGCCAGAGGAGGTAGATAATTTCATCCTTACTGACGCGGTGGATAGGCTGAACCTGATTACACGGCTTACGAATATTTTAGCGGAGGAGAAAGAGGAAAGTGTTGTAGCTGCTGAGTAATGGGCTCAGTGGGCGAGCAGAATAGTGTGAATGGTAGGGGGGCTATAAGGACTAGCTCCCCTTTTTTATTGGCTATTGGTGAAATAAGGCTCCACAATGCCCAACAAGCCGCCTTGGCAACGGGGAAGAGCAGTTACACTTCCCTTACCAGAAAACACCCCACAGCGCTTTGTAGCCCCCTCTGAGAGAGATTTGATGCGTCAACTCAAAGTGATTGAGGTTATTCAAATTGAGGTAGGTAGAATAAGCAGGAACTACGAGCATGATGGTGTAGAGCAAATCGTCCTCACCGGTATCCAAAAATACCTCACCATCCTACACAAAAGGTATAGAGAGGATATATAACCTATGCGGGTCGTGAGAATAAACAAATTCCTTCAAGAGAAAGAGACAGTTAATTGGCTTGTTGAGGGCTTGTTACCTGATGTGGGATGGACTCTTTTCTATGGACAGAAAGGTATAGGCAAAACAACATTCGCCATGCAGCTCTGTTGTGCTATGCAAGATGGCGTCCCTTTCTTCGACCGTAAGACCATCCAAACAAACATGTTGTATTTCCAGGCCGATTCAATCACAACAGAATGGCGAGAGATAGTAAGGAGGATTGTACCTAAAGGGAATGTCGGCTTTACTGGTATTGACGTACCGGATAAATGCTTTGGTAACAATAAGTATATTGAAACTATGGCCATGTTCATCGAAAAGGTTGCACCTGGGTATGTTGTGTTTGATTCTCTGTATAACATGACGAATATTTCAATTAACACAGAGGGGATACTTGTCACTATAAATAAAATGAAAGAGATATGCGGTAAGATACCTTGGATGCTTATACATCATCCTCCACACGGGGAGAATAGAGCTGCAGGCCATAACTCCCTTGGTGCAAATTGCAGTAATGAATGGGCTCTTACTAAGACTAAGTTAATTATTGCAAAAGGGAGGATTGTGGAGTTGAAAGAGATGCCTATTAAGCGGGGTAAGGATGGATTGTGGGAGTTGTATAAGACTAACACAGTTAGTAAGAGCGGTTCAAGTTGGATGGATAAGGAGTTTTGATAATGGCAAAGCGTAGAGTGTGTAAAGACTGCGGCACAGATGATGTGATCTATAAGGTTTTGCCTAAGATGATGCAAGTGTATAATATTGAAACTGAGCTATGTGCACCATGCCTGCAAAGTAGAGCACAGTTACAAACAATGAAAGAGGATAAGTTACCATTCCCCAAGTTGTTGGCGAAGATACGAAGAGAGATGGAGAAAGATGTACATAACTTTATCAAACAGGATAGGATTCACTTGGATAGATATGTAGGTAAAACGAGTTTTATAACATTATCTACATATTGGACCGAACAGCTAACCCAAGGAGCACATAATGGTTGATGTTCTTTTTCTCGGTACTTCTACAAGGTATAAAACAGAAGAAGTAGCAACTATTGAATACTTTTTCTCTATTAACCAACACCCTATACCTGTCGCTCTTGTTATCTACAGATCACACAACAACAAGACCTATGATGAATTGCTAAGTGAAGCGTGTAACTATGCTGTTGTGGTGTATACACTTGGGCAATCTATGCAAAGGGGGGGATTGAGATGACAGAGAGAAAATGGAGCCCATACAGTGAAAATATCAAGTGTGCATACACCGATACCACAGATAATCTCATCATAAGTGCTTGTCCAGGAGCGGGGAAGACAACGAATATAGACCGATTGTGGAGTATGGATGATAAGCCAACGCTGTATGTTGTCTTTGCTAAACATAACCAACTAGAGGCGCAAGCTAAGTTGCCTAGAAAAGAGAATAGTGTCGCTCTTACCCTTAATAGCCTCGGTGCGAGGGCAATATACAACCACTTTGGCCGGTTGCAGTTAAATGAGAGGAAGGTGCTGGATATCATCAGAAAGCACTACCCGATAAGAACCAATGAAGGAAGGGAAGAGCAATATATGCTCAGCAAAATCGTAGGTGTTGTGAAGTGCATTGACACTGATAATATGTTTTCTCAACAGATGTATGATGCTATTGTAGATACATATGATCTTGATGTGAAGGACAATCTATACAACAAAGCCGCACATGTGTTAGAGTTGAGCGACAATGAAACTCGTCAGGTTGACTACGCTGACCAGTTACGCTTTCCTGTTATCTATGACTTATCAATGCCTGCATACCACAATGTTCTTGGAGATGAGGTTCAAGACTTCAACCCTATTCAAACTGAGCTAATCGCCCGTATTGAGGCGGAGAGATATGTGCTTGTTGGGGACAAGCACCAGTCGATATATGGATTCAGGGGAGCAATGAATAATGCTATGAGTGTGTTAAAGGAGCAGTTTAACTGTGTTGAGCTGCCCTTGAGTATCACCTATCGGTGTGCAAAGAGTATTGTAGGGGAAGCGCATAGGATATATCCAGATATAGAGGCGTGGGATGAGAGCCCACAGGGAGTTGTGAGGGACTATAATCCGTCTCACGCTGAGCAATATACTGCACAAGATATCATCCTTTGTCGCACAAATAGACCACTTATCCAGCTCGCCTATGAGCTTCTTGCTAACGGCACACCATGCCATGTACGGGGAAGAGATATTGGCGATGGGCTTGTGAAACTTATTGAAAGACAAGGGTGTTTTACTGTGAGGGAGCTTATTGGAAGACTCAATGAGGAATATGAAGTGGAGATGGAGAAAGCTCGGGTAAGGGAAGATGAGAGTAAGCAGCAAAGGCTCCACGATCGCTACACCTCAGCGTTGTTGTTTTGCAATAGGACTAAATTGGATAAACCGCCCAGAGCGGTAGTGAATGCTATCAATATGCTCTTCGATCAAGGGAGAGGGACTTGCCTCAGCACAGTGCACAAAGCCAAGGGGTTAGAGGCTGAAAGAGCCTTCTTGCTGGAAAGCAAGATGTTCGATACCTTCACAAGCCGAGTAAGCCAGCACTGGCAAAAGGAGCAGGAGAGGAATATCAAATACGTAGCTATCACCCGAGCGAAGAGGGAGTTGGTGTATATGTGAGATGGGGTGAAATGGTATAGTCTGCGGGTATAAATGGGGTGCAGTGAGCAGAGCAACCTTGCTGCACCTCAAGTGGGGGAGTGCCATATACATATAGAGGAACCCTGTATACCCCTCAAAAGGGAGTGGATGCGGTAAGTGTTTGATGAAGGAGAGGTTAGGTATGTGGGAAGAGGTTGTACTAGTGCTTACAGTACTACTCATACCACTCACACCATCCTAACAGCTCTAAGCTGAATAATCCCGTTGGTGAGGTGAGTAACTATGCTGGTGTGGTGAGCAATCCCTACTAGCTATAGAGTAAAGTGTACTGTTCGCTGAAGGAGCAAGGAGTAAGTGAGACCTATGTAGACCATATCAAAATGAGAGAGCCGTCATAGGTGAGGTGGTGCAATCAGCCCCATGAAAGGAGCGATCACTTTCCAGGGTACCCATAAGCTGTGCACAGTAAGCCCCCTCACACCCCCGTTGTCTCACACAAACAATAAGTAACACTGTTCATTTTTCTTTTTTCTGCTATACTCACAGCTCAAGGGGAGAGCAGCATGAGCCATTACACTTTACTAAGTGGTAAACGAACTGACACCATTACCTCACGCTGTCCTGTATGCTTGAAGGTAACACACCACCCTGATAGTGAGGTTGATCTAACAGATATCACTGTCTGCTGCGTTGAGCACATTGACAAATACATACCAAAACTGTGGGAATTGTGGCATAGAGCCCAACTATGGGGAAGGGATAACAGTAACCAGATTGATTCTGTAGGGATATTCAACGACTACATGACTAAAGTAGGGGTATAACCCCTACCCTACGGTTTAATAATCCTCTCACTCTCCGCAACAGTAACCGGCAACGGCTCTGCTGCTGCTACTTGCACAGGCGTACTTGCTGCAACACTTGCCAACGCTATCCTCGCTCTTTCTGCACTATCAATCTCTACCTGCTTCGCCGTCAACAAATTCCTCAACATCGCATTCTCTACTTTCTGCTCTGTCATTGCACTATTCACCAAAGTATGCACCTTTTGCACCTTCATCGCTGTAATAATCGCTACAACACTTGTCGTAATAACGGGAATCAACACCAACCAGAACTGTAAGCTATTTGTAGTTATATCCACTTACAACCTCCCACTAAACACCAACACAACTAACACAATAATCAATATAAACCCCACCCCACTTACACCATACCCAAAATGATGCCAATGCCCACTCACCTGCGGTAATCCACCAAACACCAACAACAACACTAATATAAGTAACAAAAGCGACATACCATTCTCCCCATTTACCTCTCATCCTCATCTCTTCCATGCTTCACCCCCCACAACCTTTCATACACCTTCAAACTCCTTTCTATCCCATTCAACCTCTCTTCCATCCTCCCATGCTGTATCTGCACTGTTGCTATAGTCTTATGCACCTCCACAATCATCACTCTAGAATCATCAATACTTCTCCTCACATCAACACTCCATAGATACGCCATTGTTACCACCCCACTAACAGCGAGTGATAACAGCGCATACAACCCCCTTTCAAATTGTTTCTTGATCTCTCCACCATTCATCATACCCCCTACTCATGCCTACACTTCACCACCCTGACAAACCTTGTATACACAACATTAACCTCCTTACACACATCTTCAACTGTTGTAAACCTCTCATCACTTGCCACCACCACCCCTGCTGAATACGCTTTGATTTTACCCCTCGGTATAGGCAACGGTCCAGGATGTACATACAACACAACATCACCTACATGTATCACACTGCTAACCCCCACTTGCAATGGTTAAATTATACGTTGTCTGCAATCCATCTCCATTAGTTCCTACCAACGGAAAAGCCCCTGTAAGAGACCTATCCAACAACGTCCCTGTTGAACTCGCTGAAAACACTCCATGCTCTGTTACAGTAGGTGTTCCTGAATCTAACGTATTCACCCCTACCGTCCTATACACATCACTTGTTGGTTGACTTTGCTGTCCTGTTACCCTAACATTCCCTGTATACTCAGTTGTTAACTCAGTCACCAGCGCTGTATCTGTTACAGCCTCAGCAGTGGAACCCGTCCCTAAACCATGAAAGTTAAACGTAGTCAAATCAAACCCTGCAGCTGTTGCTGTATCAAACTCATCAACAATCTCATCTCTCCCTACATTCGTAACTACCCTAAACGAAGCGATACCAAACAACGTATCTTGCCCTGTCAACCCATCTAACTTCCTCACCCACAACGTACCATACATAAAAGGATACCCTGTAATCCTACTCGCTTTCTTCATCAACTGCAACTTCCACAGTTGATTAAGTATCCTCTTACAATTTGCCACTCTCCACTTCCACACCTCACCATTCTGCACATCACTATGAGGCATAGTCCAATATAACACCTCTTTCAAACTCAACTTTCCACTTGGTATCTGTAACACCTTACTCACCTTGACAACACCAACCGCTGTAAAAGTATTGCTAATCATCTTCTTCTCCTCCTAACAAGACTCATCAACCCACCAATAATCCCAATACCAGGAACTGTAGTTGTTAGTGTAGCTCCAATCCCCAACATACTCCCTAACACAATCGCATATTGCCTATATGAACTTGCCAACAAACCGCCAACTCCAGCTTCACCGCTGATAGACTTATTAACCTTCTTCACCACCACACTCTGCGGTGTTATAACCCCTAATACAACCTTATCTACCCTCCTTAACACCCCACTACTCGATGTAATAATCCCCCCAATAGAAACCATATACAACACACCACTTACATCTGCTGCTGAGTAAAACGCTGCTCCTACGCACGTCCAAGTATCACTACTTGACAGTGTAAACGTCGCTGCTATCGAACCTGCTGAACTTGCCACTCTACTCTCAAATGACAACCTCTGCTCAATCTCTTCTCTCTCTGTAAACAACGCTCCTGCTGTAAACCCTCTTTGCCCATCACAAACCCCAACTCCAACAACCAACGCAACAGCATGTGTTGTTGTAAAACTCCCACTTGTTAATGCAGTCCCACTACCAACACCACCATTCTCAACACCACTAAAAACACTCGCCCCTTCAAACTCTGCAATAACCCAATTCATTGTAACACTATTTGTTGTTGTAATCGTCACCACATCTGCCCCTGCAGTGACAGACCCAACAAACCACCAGTATACTGGAACAGTCCCATTTTGCTGTCGGATAAGTGTAAAGGTATGCCCTCTACTATCTGTACACGTTACAACACCAGCTGTCCCATTAAACCTTACCGCTACAATAATAGTGTTTGTACTCGCCAAATCAGATTGAAACGCAAGCGATGCTTCTGTACCCGTACCACTATCAACCCCAATACTCTGTACAAACGCACCGTATGCCATTAGTTTGTGGCCTCAATAAAACCGCCATTACTTACATAACTTGAAGAGGGCATATTAACCTTCGCTCTCACCAATCTTAACGTTCCACCAGACTGTGCTTTCAACTTTGTTGCAAGGTACAAATTAGGCTGCGGATTTCCAGCATCATCTAATACAGCCCCACCCGGTCTTTTTACACTACTCACAAAAACCCAATTACTCCCACCATCATAACTTGCCTCAACCGTTAATGCCAGTACAATCCCCCCATTCGTCTGTCCTGCAGCCTCAATACTCGCCCTTACTCCTTGCCGTGTAGGCCACACCTCTAACGGCCCCATAACAATCTCACCACTAACCGTTCTCCCTCCAACATTCGCTCTATCACTTGTTGCTATACACGCACTGGGTATAGTTCCTAATATACTTGCAATCTCGGCATTTACATCTGTTGTCCTATACCCTAATGAACTACGTGCATCTTTGATCCTTTTATTCATCGGCCACGGCCAAAGCGGCGTTGTCGTTAGTGTACCATTTTCATACCGTCTACAAATACCAGGAAGTAAGGTAAACGCACTTGTACCTCCTGTTGCAGCAGCGAGCCCATTGCCCTCTCGCCAGTTTGGCGTTGTCCATGCTGCACGAGTACTGGTCGCTCCTGCGTGGATACTCAGGCAATTGTCACAGGTATTACTACTGCTCGTTTCTAAGATAAACGGTTGCACAGAGGTATACCCTGACGCAACAAAACCGACAACATCCTTAAAAAATACATCTGTAATTCCCCCTGCTCGTATCAACTGTGAAAGAGGGTAACTTGAGCCGGAGAACACATAAAAAATTGACCCGAGAAGTTGAGACCCAGCAACAGAGCATGTGCCTTCATTGTTACAAAAGAGATTAAGGCCGCCTTGAGGCTCTGCATTATCGCCAAGTGAATCCCACGTCCCAATCACATTTTCGTAGAATTGGTTTGAGGAGTTATATCCCATTTGATATGTATTCGATGGAGTGCTGCCACCTAGTGGATGCTCATTCCACTCTCCCCAACAGCGTCGAAAACCAGAAGTCTGTAAATTACCACCCTGCGCTCCATCAAAGATTTTCCTACTGTTCAACCCCCATCCAGCACAATCCTCCCAACGACTGTTCAATCCATCAACACGAAAAATGTTTGAATCCGCTTGTCCACTTGTTCCATTCCAGGCTACTACACGACGGCCTATTACATTATCCGCTGAAATAGTCGCTAACCCATCAAGACCGTTTTGGATATTTACACCTTCAACCACAAACCAATTATTAGAATTCGCCCCTCCTCCATGCCAGTTGATATTGATTGCTCGTCGTGCATTTTGGGCGTTTATAAGAACCCCACCATCATTGAGCGCTCTTACTGTAATTGGATTACTTACTGTTCCAGTTAGACCTGAAGGTGGAGCAATCATTGAGTTAGCACCAGTGTAGGTGCCATCAAACAAACATAATGTCTTACCTGGCAATGAAGAAATAGACCAAAATGAATTAATCAAACACGGTGAAGTGTATGTGCATGTTGATCCACTACCCGTTGCTGAGGCGTAATGGGTACATGCTCTAGGTGTATAGGTATCCTGTGCGGTAATAAATGAAGGAAAGAGAAACCCTAACATCACCAAAATAACAGCAATCATTTCTTTCTCCTTCTGAAAAGTATAAACGGTTTTCCACCAACAACCCCACCACCTTCAACAAACAAACTTACTATACTCCCCACTGCACTTATAACTCCACCTACTATTACAGCTCTTATTGCTGTTACCGTTAAACTCCCTACCCCATTCAAAACGCCACTTACCACCTTCATACCCTGCTTACTTACAACTCCATTAACAGGTAATACACCGTTAAGAACCTTTCCCCCTTGCCTAATCACAACCCCACTTACAGTCAACACACCACTCACAACCTTATCAACTCTCTTAACTACAACCCCACTAATCACTACTGCCCCACTCAACAAAACGCTATACAACCCAGCACTGGTCAAAATCCCACTTAAAGCTATACTCCCACTCACCCCTTTATCAACCCTCTTTCCTAACAACCCACTCGGTGTAATCACCCCTAGTAAAATCTTATTAACCTGCTTCACCAACGTACCCACCTCTGTAACTACACCCGCTACAGTTGTGGTGTACAACACCGCTGCTGTTTTAATAGGACAAGCGGCATGAATAATCCATGTATCTCCACCGTTACTTATTGCCCATGACATTGTTGTCGTTGTTACTCCGGGCTCTGTACTTGCTAGAATAAGCTGATTCCCGTAAGGCGGGTAGTTAAGAACAAGATTATTCGCTCGTTGTGTTTGAGACGCTCCCGCTGTCCCTGTTACAATACCTGCAACAGCGTCCCCGAATAAATATACAACATCATAAACTAAATCCCCAGTAACAGCGGTAACATCAACTGAAGTTGAAGTAAGGCTTGCTCCATGACCTGTTGTACTGACCGCTGTACCTATTGGTGTTGTTTGATGCACACCATACACAGAAAGTGCATGAGCACCTAAAGCTGAACATGCTCCTGCCATCGCAACAGCAACAGTTGAGGATACCGCACTTGGTGCAATCTTTCGCCATATCTGACCTTTTGTTGGTGCAGCATCAGGGTGAGCTTGAATAACAACACTTGCCCATCCTGCAGTAGAACTATTATGTGTAATCGAACTTACAACTGTATCTGCAGCATTACTAGCATCATCTGTGGTAAGCCCTACAAGTAAACATCTATCTGCATTACCCGCTATGGTAAACGCCCCAACAGTAACACTTGAAGCCGCAGTTGCTACAGCCTCATTATCACTATCATATGTAACAGAGTGGTGTTCTTGTCTTACTTGTAGAGGAAGCGGGGTATCATCAAAAACAAAACTGACAGCCCCTTCACATGGACTATTACACTGCAACACTGCCCTTACTTGGGGGATAGGTACTCTTGACCTTGGTAATCTACACCTAACCGTTGTTGCGGTCTGAACATTCCCATTCCTATCAACAGACGGCTTTCCATCCGTTGTAACCGCAGCTAATACTCTCCATTCCCCATCAACATTAATCTCAATACCCAACTCTACAACAGTCTCATTAACCCCAAAATCAACCCAGTTCTCTCTCCCATCTGCAACAGCCATTACATATGTACTCTCCACACCAACAAACATAGCATTACTTACATACACCCCTGGTGATCTTGCTTGCTGTGGAAGCACAATAAGTGTTTCTTGCATGTTGCTTTATACCCGTCTGTGGTAAGCAGCACATTGCCTTAATTCAACCGACCCGCCAACTGTTGAGTTGATTTGATCGTAACTCCTCTTAGCATCTGCAGCGGTAAGATACCCGTAGGCATCTATAATAACAGCAGTAAAATGTGACTCGCTTGTTCCATCTCCAGTGATCTTTTCTGTCATCGCATCTCTAATCACCTCAAGACTTGCTAGATCAGCACTCATTCTCCTCAACAAATTCTCCAACTCACTCGCTTTAGCTGGGTCTAAGTAAATATAATTAATCGCCATACTCACCTCTTATGTGGAATAAACACATCAAACACAATCTCACTTGCTGCGCCACCTGTTACAGTACCCCTAATCTGCCTTGCTGCAGGTCCAAGAGGCTTAATAACTGGCAGTGTTGTGTAACTCATTGCTACCCCAAACGCGTCATCAACTGTAGCAAAGCTTGCTACAGCCGCACTGATCCCTCCAGCTATAGCAATCGTTGCCCCTCCAATAGTCCCGTATATATGAATAGCAATATCGCTATCTCCTTCATTAATGGTAAGAACAGCAGTTGTATCTCCTGTAGCCAAACCTGTTGCTCTTAACATCTTTCCATTAACCTGACCTGCAATCGGCTCAAATCCAATTTCAGCCACTTGCATCCTCCTTACTTAACAACACCTCTGTTGCCTTTGCTATATCTCTCTCTTCCTTAATCTTCTCAACAACCCTCTCAATACTCCCCTGAAGCATCCCTAAACGATACAACACCTCCGCTAAACCCTCACCGCTTTCAATCTCTAATGACTTAACCTGTATATCCTTTACCATATTCAACATCTCTTGATACAACATAAGGTTCAAATCACCTTCGTTATCTTCAACTTTTCTAACTGCTCTCTTCGGCTGTGCCATTTACTCCCCCTTTACCTTAGCAAACTTTCCCTGCCCATCTCTTACTACAGCAATACTATTTGTAACACCATTCCCTACAAAATCAATCCCTGGCACCTCTGACATAGGATCAATCATCTTCACGTCAGGGTATACCTTCATCTCATTTGCGAAAGCTACCACAAACATATACCCATCACTCGCAGGTCTCAAATCAACAATCTCCACCTTCTGCTTAAACATCACCTTGTTAAAATACTCCTGTGTGATCTTTGAAATCAACGCAGAAGAGAGCATGACAGAGATATCCCCTTCACTCTCACTCATATCTCACCATCCATAAACATAGGTATAACATACAACGAGTGGAATGGTTTATCTGCGATAGGCTTACAACGTTCTTTCATCTCAGCAACAAAACGCACCCAGTCAACATACCAATCCTCATTGGGCAATACCAACCCTAACTGACGCTCTATTGTTGCTGTTGTTTGTAACCCATCTAGGGTAATAGATACATCACACCTCACAACTCTTCTCCTATACCCCGATAAAACAAAAGAGGTAAGATAGCTTGATATAAGTCGGAATGAGCAAGCTTTGAGAGAGCTACTCCTCATATCGAAAGCCCGGTTAAACACCATTGTTTCATAGCTACCTTACCTCTTACCTTTCACTATAATCTTATATAAACCACATGTACACTGTGTTTTAGGTAAGTGTGTTGTACACTGTGTAATCTCAATTTGTCCTACATCTAAATCTGTGTTGGTATAAAACGTGCCTCGACGGTAAATGGCGTGTGTAACATCTACTTGATCTGTTTCTACAACAAGAGCCTCTTTACTCATCACCCTCAATAACCTCTCCGTTACACGCCTTCAACCAATCCTTATACATCCTCCTTACATCTTCACTATACACATGGGTAAGTAACCACTGATACAGTGGCCCTTGTGTCGGCTTACCATTATCATCAAGTGCTGATCTGAGGAGGATAGACATAAATGAGGAGTTATAGAAACCTGAGAGGAGGGTGTCAGCTATCTTCTTCCTTAGCGCATCTGCGTTATTTCTACCCCTGCTGGGTAACGCAGCAAAGAAAGAATACCCACCTGGTTTATCTTGAAGTAAATTGATGATACTATCTGTCACTGCATATGCTAACGTTCTCACCCTACAGTTTTTACCCTTATACGTATCCATAACCTCAAGTCTACCACGTTTGAACACAAACCCCAATGATTTTCTAACTCCTTCAAAAACAACCCTCACCATAGGCAATACAGCAGTTGCGAGAGAGATAACCTGACTTGCCATTAGTATAAACCCAACTATCTCTTTCCCTTCACCTCTATCATTACCCGTCACACCTTGCACAAACCCATGTTTCCCCGTACCTTTAATTCTCATGACATACCCATGTGAAAGAGGTATAATGCGACAGAAATCACACGGTACAGGGTAACAATATACTCATCTCACCGGGGTGACAAGAAAATAATCTCTCACATAGGAGCCCACTATGCGAGCTTTCTATAACATAACCTTTACAGAAATGGACGATTTCTTAACCCTTAGAGGGTTTATCCCCTTACAACTCCCCAAGATCAAAGAACGTGTCTACGGGAAAATCGTCTACCCCAAGATTTGTGTAAGGGTATACACAGGTATAGTTGGAGAGGATAGTAGAGGTTGTGGCAGTGATGCTATACGGGTTGTAGCGGTGAAACGCATGCAAGATAAACAGATAAAACCTGTAAGCCCTGCTGACTCAAAAGTCTACCGTCTTGAGAATTGGAAAGCCAACCTCACCATTCGTATAGATAACGTCATCGACATGGTCTTTGCTGACATCGAACGTAAGAAAGAGGTATATGCATGAGCGGAAATATCGGTACAACCAAGATAAGTGATACCATGCTCCTTATGTGTGATAGTGAGTTTCCCAATCGACTTAAAGAGTTTCTAACACAGGGGAGTATGTTAATAGGAGAACGTTTGGTTGTTGGAGGCTCAGAGCTAACAAAATACACCCTAAATCATCCAGACTTTACCGAACCTGACGGTACAGAATACTCGATAACTGTTACTCGTACCCCAAATCAACAAGTCTGGATTTGTGCACTTCAAGCTCATTTACCAAACGAGAACAAAACTGTTAAGACCTACGAGAACCCTTATGTATAACCTCACCTCAACTATAGATGAACTTAACGATGATCTTCTTGATGAGATTGAAGAGAAGCCTGTAAGGGGTAAACAGCAATTCACCATCCCTACAAACTACATTGACTACTTTCCTGAGTGTTTGTTACCTAGCTGTGAGCAGAAGGGCACTTCACATAGTCACATCCTTCCACATCAACAGACCATCCTTGATTGCACATCAAAGTATCTCTACTGCCAAGGCGGGGTAGGCTCAGCTAAATCCCTTGCCTTCGCTATTAAATGTATCTACCTCTCTTGCACGATACCTAAGAACCGGGGAGTGATAAGCAGACTTCACTACGATGATCTGTTTGACTCAAGTTGGCGAGAGATTAATGAATGTCTCCAACGGCTTGTTGAAAGGGAACTTATACCTGAGCCTAAATACACTAAGAAAGTACAGGGTGAATACACTCAGATAACCCTATGGAACGGGAGTGAGATAAAGGCTGTACAAGCAAAGAACTGGCAGAGAGCCCTTGGAGCTAACCATGGCTGGTTCTGGGTGGATGATGCTATGGAGGTTGAGCGTGAGTTTTTTGTAGGTACTACAACCTCAGCGGGGCTTCTCTCTCGCTTACGCTTACCCCATATCCATTTCAATAGCGATAGCTACTCTGAGCTAACTCGTCAACACGGCTCTTTACACGGTATGGTTTCCTCTAACCCTCCCCCATACGGTAGTTGGCTTCATGAACTGTTCGGTGATAAACCCGGTATCCACTCTCTTGGTGACGACGAAGTAACCTGGATGGAAGTATCTACAGAAGATAACCCCTTCGTCGGTGCTGATTATGGTAAAGGTCTTGTCGCCATTCAGAAAAGGATGGGTGGGACACAACAAACAATAGATCGTGTGATCTATGGTAAAAGCATACCTGCGTATACTGGTATACCTGTCTTCCCTCAATTCGATGCTAGAATCCACGTATACCCTTTGAAATTCAGAGCAGACTTGCCCTTGATAAGATCGTGGGACTTTGGCTTTCACCACCCTGCTGTCGTTTTCTCAAACCTCTTCAAGTGCAAATACAACGTCAACCATTTCTTCACCCTCAGTGAAATAGGCGATGCTCGTAGTGTAACGGTATACACTTTATATGATAAATATGTACTCCCTCACACCAAAGCTCTCTACCCTAACGCCTCTCTCATTAAAGACTGTGGAGACCGCGCAGGGCATAGAGCCTCAAGTAGTAATAAAGACAGTAGAAGTGATATGAAGATACTCATGGCTGAATACAAACTTCCCTTCAAATGGTGTCAGCCTCATTTAACCCCATCCCTCCAATTCATGAGGGGTTTATTGAGACCTAAGCAACCTTGTAAGTGCGGACTCCCTTTGATAATGATAAGTGATAAATGTAAGATGCTTATAGCTGCTCTTGAGGGCGGCTATCACTTCCCTAAACCCCGTAACGGTGTAGTTGCAGTTAAACCTACAGAGGATTTGAGATTCGCTGATATTGCTTGTGCTTGGCGGTATGGAGCTGAGAACTATGTAAAGTGGGGTATCTCCTACGAAGAAAGCAAAGGGGTACAACGTCAACCTCTCCAACGTATTGATACAAATGTCATCTCATGGTTAAGTCGAGGTGAGTTACCTGCATAGCTCCCCGTTTTCTCAAACTATCACTTGACATCTTTCCCAGCTCTCTGTACACTGCTAATGTGATCTATAACCCCCTTTATATAGCGTGAAACCATGCCCGTTGAACAGGAAAGCCAATTAAAGCAATCTCTTCGGCAGGCTTACTGCGAGCAAACTGTTGCTATTCGTCAACGTCGTAAATATGTTGAAGAGAGGATGTTAAGAGCGCGTAGAACATGGATGGGGTATAGTATACCTCACTACACACCTACAGATACTTCAGTAGGAGGTTACAACATACCCGCTGCTCGTAGAGTGGATGAGCGAGCTATTGTACGATGTGTCAAACTTCTCACTCCTGCTGTGAAATGGTTTGAAGTAGCTCCTATGAGTGGGTCGAATGTTACTCAAGAAAAGCTGTCTAACATAGACTCTTTCATGTGGTATGTGATGAGGAAGAAGATAAAGAGTAGGAGTAACATATCTCAACTCTGCCGCTGCATGCTTCTCTACGGCTTTGCTATCCTCAAGACATCTGTGATGGTACAGAAGGGTGAAGTATGGCCTACACAACGTGTAGTTGATCCCTTTTCCTTCTACATCTACCCAGAGACAGCACCTACTATAGAAGAAGCAGATGATGTGTTTGAAGATTTCCTTTTCTCCTTTGAACGTTACCAAACATTTGTAGATAAGGGTATAGTAGACCCTTTACGCAGAGATGATATAATTTCTCCAGACTGGCCTTACCACCTTACCGAACGTCTTGCCTACCAAGGATTAACAGACCCTAATGCTAACGTTGATAATAGAGTAGAAGAGATAGGCAATCAGTTAAAGAGAACCACTAACGCTTTTGTCTCTCTTACTGAGAAGTGGATACGCCGTGAGGGTGAGTTATACCAAGTATACATTGCATGGAATCTTGTAGGTGGGCCTCGTATCGTTGGCTTCTTCAGGTCTCAATATGATGACCCTCTCTATAGAATGGCTGTACATCGCCCCTTACCCGGTGAAACCTACACAAACAGTCAAGCAGATGATATTGACGAGTTAAACAACGCTCAACAAGATATGTTCAACATGTTCCACGATGCAGTCAACTTTGAACAAGGGTTTGTGGTCTTTGGTGGCTCTGATGGTATGCGGAGAGATAGCTTCGTTATGAAGGGCAAAGCAAAATGGGACTTCGGTTCAGAGAATCCAAAGGAAAGCATGAGCTTTATCCAACCTCCTGTAACCTCGACAAACCTCCTTCGAGCGTGGCAGATTGATAATGGCTACATGCAATCTATGGGTGGTGCGGGGACTATAGCTGAAGGGCAACCTGGACGGAATATGCCTCGCTCTGGAGAAGCTGTATCCTCTTTAATCAACCTTGGTATGGCCGATATCCAAGATATCGCTGAGGTGATTGAGCAAGAGATACTTACTCCTAGCCTCAGTGACATCTATAAAGTTGCTAACATGATCCCGGATGTTCAGTTGATGAGGATACCAGGAGGGCAAGCTCTCTATGGTAGTCAAGATGAGATTAAGAGT